ACCGGGCCGCGCTTGGTGTTGTAAATCAAGCAGATCTTCATCAATTTCTCCAATAGTTGAGGAAATAGAGATTACGGTATGTTTGCATACCGGCCGCTTTCGCGGCGCGTGGGTTTCATCGCAGTGCTTCCCAGCACCGGCGACCTGGGACTACATCGTGCCCGTGATGAGCGTGTCGATGTAACCCTGGGCGTTAGCCCAGTCCAGGCCGCAACCGAAGGACATCATCGCCTTCAAGTTCGCGGGGTCGGCGACGTCGGAACCGGCCGGAGTGCTGAAGTTGCGCTCGTCGACAGCGATTGCGTACGGTTGCCCTGCCAGCGGGAGCACACCCTTGTGGATGATCCGCTTGCAGACGTTCTTCGGAACGGAGGGTAGCAGACCCGTCGTCGGATTGGTTTTCCCGATCGACTTGAACGACGTCGGCACCCAGAACGTCACCTGGAAGGGTGACGCAATGGAATGCGCGGTGACGCCGATCTGGGTGCCGCCCAGTGCGCTCACGATGTAACGTTTACCGTTCACGCCCGGGGCCTGGGAGGCCGCGAGAGTGTAGGTCGGAGAGGTCAGGCCAGTGATGGCCGCGCCGGTGACCGGCGATGCGGGAGCAAAGCTCATTCCGTCTTTCCTTGTATAGACCCGTAGGCCTTGAAGTTTACCCAAACAGCTTTCTTGCGCCGCGTGGGGCTGATCCGCCTGTGAAGACTGCCAGCAGGTTGGGTATCGCCAAACCGTCGAGTGACGGCAGGTTCAGCCGTAGCTGCGGCACCTCCAACGCACTTGGGATAGTGCGGTAGACGGCCTTAGTCGTGTAGCGGTAACCACCGAGATCTCCCGTCTGCGACGCTGGCCTCCCGGCCGCGTCTACAGTAGTCTTACTAGGTACAGTAAGCGAACAGTGTTCAACCGTCTCATGCACCACCGACTTAACGATGTATGTTATGCGAGACGTGTCCGTAGCCCAGGCAGCCATGATGCTGCCTATGTTGGTCACGGTATCCACTGCCCAACTATAGGGGAGTAAGTTCCATACCGTCGGCACAAAGTTCTGGAAGTTGAATCCCATAAGCTGGTGCAGACGCTGGGCCGAACCAAATTCGGCAATCTCAGGATCAGGCAAGAGACCAACGCGATAGATAACCTTGCTGGTAGCGACACGCCTTCTATGACGAAGGTAGTCGATCCCGTTCAGGGTCTCCGGTTGCGTATCGGTCAATAACACCTGTGTCTTCGAACCGTAACCCTTAATTCGCGTGTGAGCGAAGTCGGCGGTGTTGAACCGCGACAGGGTCTCCGCTAGGTCCTTCATGTCCTTGACTAATGGACGAATGCCTAGGGAAAATTCGAGCCAAGCATCTCGTATCTCTTGAGAAAGTTTCTTCTCAACAGGCCGCAGACGTCTCACGACGCTACGATCTCGCACAGGAGACCCGGTTGGGCCAATCACAAACGTGCCAATGTGCCGTATCAGCATTCTCTGCTGTTGTTTAACGTGCGCACCGAACATGCTTGCTAACCTGTTAGCAACGAGTACTATCCCTTCACGTGACTCTAGCGCTTCACCCAGGGTCACCCCCAGGTTCATGTTGGAGCGTTGGTTACGTATTGCCTCGTAACACTGCGCCAGAGCCTTCGCCTCGGCCTCTGAGGTGTCCATCAAGACGACTTGCGGTCTAACGAGCGGGTAAGCTACCTGCCCGAGAATTCCAACCGTATAGTCCATCAAGGGCGGATTTCCCGTGGGGTTAGTTGTCCCCAAGGTAACGTATTTAAACGCTTTACCTTTACTTAAGGAAATCGATTCATCGAATGCCTGCCCAGCCGTCGCAGCATTCTGCTTCGCCTTAATCTGCATTTTCCATTTCGGGTTGCCATAACCTGTCCGCGTTCTTGTTAAGGAAAACGGAATGTAGGTCGTAACATCCGAGCCGGCGCCATTGTTGGCAGCGGAGTTCAGCAAAGAGAAGGCGATTGGCACGCCACGTGTCGTGGTCTTAGTAGTCATTCGAACCTCTCAGAGTTAAGCGGTAAAGACGCCACCTAGAGCGGCCCCTTCGG